AGATGAAAAGGCTTTAAAAAACGCTAGAGGTGGTACATTAAAAGAAAAAAAATACTCGGATAGTATTACAAAAAAGTAGTGAATGTCTTGGAAATTTAATGGAAATATTGTTACAGAGGAAAACACACCGGAAGGTGCAGTTGGGTTTGTCTATAAAATGATACATACCCCAACTGGTAGATTTTATATAGGGAAAAAGTCCCTAAATCAAGTTCGAAGATTGAAACCCTTAAAGGGAAAGACTAGAAAGAGAGTTGTTAGAAGTACTTCCGATTGGGAGAAATACTATTCATCAAACGAATGGATTAAGTCCGAAGTAAAAGAAGGTAGAGCTGGTGATTTTGAAAGAGAAATTATCCAGTTTTGCTTTTCCAAAAAATCCTTATCATATTACGAAATCAAATGGCAGTTTCATTACGATGTACTGGCAAACGAACAAGCAATAAACGAAAACCTTATGGGAAAATTCTTCCGTAGGGATATAATAAACTAAAGTTATGAACATTCAAGAAATTTGTAAAAAGTACGGAATCTCCGAAGCTTACTTAAACTCAAAAGATGATGCACATCAAGTAGCAGCTGCATCTTTATTAGACCTAAAAAATATGGTACTTCAAAACAAACCTAGAGAAGAAGTAGCCAATAAACTCCAATTCTTAGCGGATTTTTTATTTGATGTGAAAAATTCATCGTATTAATTAGGTAATATCAGATAAATTTCGTATATTTGTGGTAATAATATCCAAACTATGCTATCTGGTAGAAACAAATTACAAATAATCACAATATTAGATTCTACACTAGGTGTGGGTTCATCTCTTAAGGGGAATGAGCAGGCACACCATTGTCCATTTTGTAATCACCACAAAAAGAAACTTCAAGTCAATTTAGATACACAAAGATGGCACTGCTGGGTATGTGATTCTAAAGGTAGAAGTATCTATTCACTACTTCGCAAACTCAATGTAGATATAAGAGACCTGAATAAGGTTAGGGATGTGTATGGTGATGAACCTGAATACGATTCCAAAGAGGAGTATGTGGCTAAGTTACAATTACCTAAAGAATTCAAACAATTATATTTCAAACCAACTGGTTCATTTAATCCATCATATAATCAAGCCATCCACTACCTAAGTAAAAGAGGTATTGTGAAAGCGGATATTGTAAAACATAATATTGGATATTGTGAAGATGGGTTATATAGTGGTAGAGTAATTATTCCATCTTATGATGATAGTGGTGAATTAAACTATTTTGTAGCTCGTTCTTTTTATGAAGATGAACCATACAAATATAAGAATCCGCCAATTAGTAGAGATGTAATTGTATTTGAGAACCAAATTAATTGGAACGAACCCATTACGTTAGTGGAAGGAGTATTTGATTCATTTTCAGTAAAGAGAAATGTAATTCCATTATTGGGTAAATTCTTACTCAGCAAACTCAAAAACAAAATTATGGAAAGGGGTGTTAAAGAGGTAACGATTATGTTAGACTCGGATGCCGTAGCTGATTCAACTAAACATACTGAATGGTTTATAAATAATGGAATAAAAGTGCGTAATATAATACCAACTGATAAAGATGCTGGTGAAATGGGATTTAAAAAAGTAAACGAACTATTGAAAGATGCTAAAGAAACTGGATGGGATGACTTAGTACTTTCAAAACTAAATAATATATGAATAGATTAAAAACAATTTATCACATTGCGGATATACACATCCGTAACATCAAAAGACATAAAGAATTTAGAGAAGTATTCTATACTATGTTTGATGAGATTAAGAAAAGGGGAACTGATGATGCTATTATTTATTTAGCTGGTGATATTGCTCATGCCAAATTGGAAATGAGTCCTGAATTGGTAAGTGAGATTAGTTGGTTGTTTACGGAATGTAATAAACTATGTCCTACTATTGTAATCGCTGGTAATCACGATTGTAATATGAACAATTCGGATAGAATGGATGTACTTACTCCAATCGTTGATGCATTGAAATTACCAAACTTACATTACTTAAGAGATACTCAAGTGTACGGAATAGGTGGAGTTGATTTTGCAGTATTCAGTATATTCGATAATAAAGATAATTGGCCTAAAGCAAACACTATATTTGCTAATAAGAAAATTGCATTATTTCACGGACCTGTTGATAACTCTACAACCGATATAGGATATGTAGTTAGTAGTAGGCATTTTACAACTGATATATTTGATGGATATGATTTAGCACTTTTAGGAGATATTCATAAAAGACAAGAGATGATATCACCGAGCGGATGTAAGGTGGTATATGCTGGTTCATTAGTACAACAAAACTTTGGTGAAACCCTTGACAAGCACGGATTCTTAGCTTGGGATTTGGATACAATGACTTACGAAGAAATTGATATCAAAAACGATTATGGCTATTACACTTTAGATGTTGATGGTGGTGTGGTGCCGGATGTAACTGATATGCCACTTCATCCTCGTTTAAGAGTGAGGATAACTAATACCGATACTGCCGATACAAAAAGAATGATGGCTGATATTACGGCAAAGTATGGTGTGGAAGATTTTACAATCATCCGTACTGATTCATTTCAAGCTAAAAAGACAGGTGATAGAGAAGCAAGGGTGGATGTTGATAACGTAGCTGATATAAACCATCAAAACTCTTTAATCGGTGAGTATATCGAACGTATGATGCCATTCGTAACGAAGGAAGACCTGCAAGGGATTGAGAAAATTAATCGTGACATTAATAGTAGAATACAACCATCTGAATTACAAAGGAATATAAGCTGGAAGCCGGTAAGGTTTGACTTCTCTAATATGTTTTCGTATGGTGAGAATAACAAAATAGATTTCAGCAAAGTAAATGGACTGATGGGTTTATTCGCTCCAAACGCACAAGGTAAATCATCCCTATTCGATGCAATATCATTCTGCCTGTTTGACAAATGTAGCAGAGCATATAAGGCATCTGCTATTATGAACAATAGGAAGCAAGATTTCCATTGCCAATTGGATTTTACTATTGATGGTGTAATGTACCATATCCGTAGAGAAGGTAGAACAATCAATAAGGGAAGAAACGTAAAAGTAGATGTGGAGTTTTGGAGAGATGGTATTAGTGGAAGGGAATCCCTAAACGGAACGGAGAGAAGGGATACTAACTCTGCAATCGAAGGATATGTAGGAAGGTATGAGGATTTCGTTATGACTGCACTATCACTACAATCAAACAATGCTCTATTCATTGATAAATCACAATCGGAGAGAAAGGATTTAATGGCTCAGTTTATGGGATTGGATATGTTTGATAAGCTGTATGAAACGGCTACTAATGATATTAAGGATGTGAACGCTCTTATCAGAAATTTCAAACGTACTGATTTTACGACAGAACTAGCCCAAAAAGAAACCGACTTGGGTGAGAAGAAGATTGAGTATGGTGAATTAGATAAAGATAAAACTGGATTAGAAACCCGAAAGGCTGAATTGGAAGAACAAATTGTAGGATTATCTCAACAAATAGTTCCAATGCAAGGTAATTTAGATATTGATGAATTAAATCGTAAAGTTAAAAAGATTGAAGGTGAATTAACTACTTGGGGTGATACCAAATTTGATAAGATACAAAAACACACCGAAACCAAAGAGTTGGTTAGAGAAGCCAAAGAGATGGTTGATTCTAAGGTTACAATAAATGGTACGGATATCCAAACTGTATATTCAAATTATCAGAGAGAACAAAAAGCTTTAGTTGAAGCCGAAAAGGTGTATTCTACTGCAAAATTACATTTGGGTTTAGCAGAAGAAAAGATTAATCATTTGGATAATCATAAATATGACCCAAATTGTGAATTTTGTTGTGATAACTCATTTGTAAAGGATGCGATGAAAGCAAAAGAAACAATATCTGAATTATTGGAAAATGTTAAGCAAGCAACAATTGTAGCTACTGGTATTCAACAAACTTTAGATTCTTGGGAAGGTGTAGAAGAACAATTCC